GGCCGTATTGCTCGACCTCGGAGGCCGCCTGGTCGAAGGCGGCTCTCGCGCGGCTGACGGCCGCCTCCTGGTCGGCAAAGGTGTCGACGAGACCCGCTACCCGGAGAGCCGCTGCTGCGGCTTCGTTGAGATCGTTGTATGCGATAGCTTGCTCGGAGATAGACGTCGCGCCCTGGGCGGCTGCTGCGGCCGCCTCCGTGATGCGTTGCTCAATTCCGGCCAAGGTGGTCAGAGCTTCCTGACCCGGCTGGAGGATTGCGCGGAGACCGGCGGCCACTTGGCTCGACGAGATCGCCATCTGTTGTCCGGCTTCAACGAACCGGCTTGTGTCGCGAGCGGCCTCTGCGGCCTGCTGTCCGACCTGACGAAAACCCTGTAGGGAGGCAAGCTGCTGGTCCGCCAGAGCGACGTCTTGAATCGCCTCGGAGTAGATACGAACAAACTGGCTTGCGCTGCCCAAGCGGCTCGCCTCAGCGATCTTCTGGTCCAGCGCGCCCTGTTGCGCCAGAAGCGCCTCCGCATTGCGAGCTTCGCGAAGATCGGCCGCGTAAGTCGAAATCGCGCCGCGCAAGTTGGTAAACCCTTGCCCGGCTTCGCGCGCGGACTGGACGATACGATCTTGCGCCTGGTCAAGGTTGTTGGTGTCAATTCCGGCTTGTTCAAGCGCCGCGCTTTGCGCCTGGAGATCGGTCTGTGTTTTGCGAACCGCCGCCCCTGCGGTCTCCACTTTGCGCTCCAGAGACGCCAGAGCGCGTTCCTGGGCCGCCGTAGCAGCACCGCTCGAACCAAGCTCGGTCTTGTAGCTCTCCAGCGCCGCCTCCGCCTGAGAGAGCTTCTTGGTGTTGTTGTCGAGAGTATCCGAGAGGCGACGGTATCCGTCGATCTGCTGCTGTAAGCCCGCGAGATCGCGGCCGACATCTGCCAGGGCGCGCTGAGAAGCCCGAAGCTCGTCCAACGCGATCTCTCCGCGAGACGCAGCTTGGACTTGCTGGTCAATAGTCTGGCTGAGGTTCCGGATTGACTGGGCAACACTCGTGAAAGTGCGCCCCGTCTGATCCTTCGCTGAAATCAGAAGCTCGATGTCGCGCCGAGTCGTCATTCGTCCCCAAGCTCCTTAAACAGCTTCTTCAAGGCCCTCATGGCCTTTCTGCCTCCCCCGAATACAGCCGCACCAATGGTTTGGTCAACAATGGCGTTAAGCCGAACCCCCCGCTTCTGTATAGTCTCAGCCAATGCCGCCTCGTTGACGAGCTTGGCTAAGGGGTATCGGTGGGCGTCGGGGTGTCCATAGTGTTTGAGGAAGGCGACATTTTCTCGGCACTCCCAATAGTATCGCTCAAATTCTTCACCAGGGGTCCCACCTTTAGCCCGTTTGCCTCCATGACCGCCGCGAGACCCCTGCCGAACTTTCCCAACTCGACTCCACCATCCTCCATCGTAAGACGATAGATTTCGTCAAGCGCTTTCATCGTAACTGTCACAGGTAGTTTGCGAAACTCGCTGACTGATTCAGGTTCGTCAGCACAATGAGAAATGATTTCCGCCGCCATGCCCGGAAAGTGACTGGCGACGTCGAGAATAATATCGGCCTTCTTGCTGGCGCTGATCCGGCCAGTGGGGGTCGAATGTCTTGCGATTGCCGCTTTGATGTCTTCAAAATGCCCTTGGCTGAGAGCAACCAGGTCGTCCGTGCTTACGCCTCGGACCTGGAAAGTTCCGCCAGAGAACTTGATCTCTTTGCGGATGATCGTGAATGAAATTGCCATGTCGACTCCTTTGGCTTGCAGAAACAAGAGGCGGCCCAGTCCCCCTTCGACCAGGCCGCCTCCCTGCGTGACCCCCTGCCGGGGAAAGACTTACGCAGCGACCGGCTGTCCGTCTGCGTAGTGGCGTTCGAGCTTGACCCCGGCGGCCGTGGTCTTGGTCAAGACCTCGCCCGAAAACGACATCTCGTTCCAGTCATCACCCTTGAACTCGTAATCGCCATCGGGGCTGATTTCGACCAAAGGCCAGTAGTGGTCGATATTCTCGCCTTTCGTGTTATCCGCGACATAGCGAACCGACCCCTTGATCTGATCGCCCTTCGAGATGATGACGGTCCGGCTGGATGCCGCCTGGTCGTAGGCAATGGTAATGACATCTCCGGCAGCAATAGCACCGCCCTCAGGGACGTAGATGCGAGCGCGCACCAGATCGACCTCGTAGTTCGCCGGAAGGTCCGGAATAACTGCCGGGACGTTATCGCTGACCACGACGTTGGAGATCAGGCGAGTGCCGGTCGGGTTAGCGTCGGTCGCGCCGATCTGATACCAACGGCCGAGCGTGGTGATTGTGATGTTTTCGGTCTGCGCCGGGGCAGCCGCGATTGCCAGGGCTTCGGCATCACCCTTGAACAGCATCGCCAGGTTCTCGGCAATGATGTCGTCGGTCGTAAAGCCGAGAGTGGCCGTGGTCCGGATCACGATGCTGGCATCGCGTTCACGTTCGGCGGTGTCGCTGGAGAAATGCTCCTGGCGCTCCTCGTCGGTCGAATAGGTCAGGCTGGTGGTGTTGCCAATATACAGTTCACCAGTCGGATCGCCGTTTGCGTCGAAGCGGTCGAAGAACAGCTTGCCAGCGCCAAGCACCAGTTGGGTTTCACGTTCTGCCATCGTTAAGTCTCCTCTGTGAATGGCGCTTCCATGTCAGTGGCGACTTGGATTGTCACCGGCATATAGAAATACGCTGTATCGGATACATCATTGTCGGGCGGATGCACAATAGGGTTTGTGAATAGAATCGAATGAACCCGCTTCCCCAGGCGAAACTCCAGTGGATAAAGCGGGCCTCCTCCGTTCCCCTTCTCGGCAAGGAGTCGAGCCATCCGTTGCTCGACGTATGCCAGAAGCTCATATGCCGGATCGAGAGGATTGATCGAGTCGTCCTGGGCGAAGCCCTGGATCAGCAACCTCCAATCGTCCTTGCGCGTGGTTTTCTCGTCGCCCCCTTGTAGCGACAAGAGTTGTCGCGGCGCTTCCAGAATCACTAGGAAGGGAGGAGCAACCTCGTCACCGAATACAGTCCGGCCACGGAAGACTTTGCCTGTCAGGCTTTCGGCCTCGCCGTCAGGATCGACGACGATAGCTTCCAGGTGTTCGGTCAGCGCCTTGAGAATGTCTATCCGTTTGGAAACCATTTCTTACCTCGTTGACGAGTTGAGGCGGACCCACTGGCGCAAGAACTCGCGCTCCAGAAGCTCCGCGAACCGAGGGCTTTCAGTCGTCGAGACATCCCGAAAAACCTGATCTACTGACGGTCCATATAGCAGCGCCACGTTCTCGTCCAGCATTACCCCCGCGCCGCCCTTGCGGCGGCCTTTCAGGCGCTCGCCTGGGCGGAGCCGAACAGCCAGACCCAGATTGAACCCGTCGCTTGTGTCGCGGCCTCTGCGAAGCCGGACAAAGAAGGCCCTGCGAAGGAACTTAGCTCCGCCAGGGTTGACCGATACTCGGATGCCTCCGCGACGGCGCGCGCCCTGGATAGTCTGGTTGCCGGTGGCAAAGCGAGCCAGAGAAGTCGGCCGGAACCTGGCAGAAACGATTGCCGTCAGATCAGCTTCGGTCGCCAGCTTGCGGACGCCGAATCGAGTCTTGTCTCTGAGGTATCCCGGAGGAAAGTTGGTCTGTTCCTTCATCTCTTTGATCGAGAGAGGAACCACCTTGCGGCGGGTCGTATCGTTCACCGCTAGACGAGCGGCCCGGCGCGCGACCTGGGGGCGCTCCTCCAGAAATTGCTCTACCTCTTTGAGGCCGACCGTGGTGATTCTAGCGGACATGCCCTCTCCGGAGGTCTAGGACCTGGTGCGAGCCACGACCCAGATAGTCTCGCCAGGGCCGTCAGGGGGTTCGAGAGTGTCGAGCTTGAACGCGAGGTTCTTGTAGCTCGGGATCGTGATCTTCGCGCCCCTGGCGATCACCAGAGGGGCCTCACCATTATCAACGAGCGCCTGGCTCACGGCGGCCAGGTTGTCGTCGTGGAAGACTAGGCGGTCGATCCCGTCCAGGACCTCGCCGTAGTTGCCGTCCAGGTCGCCCGTTTGATCCAGCTTGGTGTGATACCTGACCGTCAGGGTTTCGCCGGTATATTCTGCGGCAAAAACCAGACCGTCCGGATGATCTACGTCGATCAGATCGCAAGACACGGCAGCAAGCCCGTGGAGCTTCTGCCGTGCCTGTGCTTTGATCTGATCGAGCGTCGGCACTTAGAGGCCGCCGTCCCGATGTTCCTTGGCGGCCGCCAGGAGGTCGGCCTTGAGAGCATCGGCGTCGTATTCGACCTCGTTCTCGTCGAGATACGCCTTGAGCGCCTTGACGTTCATCGAGTCGAGATCGACCATCTCGTCTTCGCCTTCACCCTCGTCTTCGCTTTCGTCCTCCTCGGACTCGACACTGGCCGGGTTGACGATTTCGTTCGCCGGGTTCCGATACTGGGGTTTGCGGGTCTTGGTCGCCAGGTCGTCGAGGGTCGAGAGTTCGTCCTTCGTCAGTTCGACGGTTTCACCAGCCTTGAACGTCACGCGCTTCTTGTTGCGCGTGGTCGTCAGGTTGGTCAGCAGAACCTTGGTGGGCATGTTTCGATTCCTTGGTAGCTGGAGGGTCGTAACCCTGGTCCGCCTCCAGCTAGACGGACCAGGGCTGTAGTCGACTTATCCGGCCACGGGCAGATTAGGCTGCGTCGTGGACCTGGAGCTTGAAGGTGTTGTCGGGCATCATCGGCACCGCCAACGGAGCGCTCTGGGTCAGCGTGTATTCCTTCGCCGGATCGTCGTTCTTCTTGTCGACGATGCGCGGGAACATACGGAGAGCCTGGAGGCGCGCGTTCGGGTCCTTGATAGCGCCGAAGCACTGAACACCGTCCATGCGACGGCCGACGCCGACAACCGCGTTCGGATCGAGGTAGTAAGCCTCGGTGTAAACCCCGGTGTCGGGGTTCCGCTCGTGGAAATATCCGGCGTAGGTCCAAATGTTGACCGAGGTCGCGGACTGACCGCCAACCAGGCGAGCCTTGAGTTCGGCCTGCTGATCGGTGTCTGCCTGACCCAAGATCGGGGCGTCAGCAGCCGAACCGCCGATGCGGTAGTCAGTGTTCAGCAGTTCCTTGAACTCGGTGTCGCTGTAGGCGCGGTCGTAGGCTTCCTCGCCCATGATGATGTCCGTGATACGGCCGCCGCTCTCTTTGCGGGAGAGCTTCATCTTGGTGTTGAGGTCTGCCAGAGGTGTGGCGTCAGCCTCGCCCCAACGGGCGGTGCCCACCAGGACCTCAGCCAGAGCCGCGTTGCGGCCGAAATTGACCGTGACGCTCGGGTAGTCTTCGCCTTCGACGACAACCTGGCCTTCGATCATGGCCTGAGCGCACATCCAGTTTACCCGGCGGTCGATCATGTTGCGTTCCTTGCGGAAGTTTTCCGCGATGGTCGCGTCGTAACGCTGCTGAGGCGTCAGATCGCCGGAGCCGAGCGATTCACCCGCCATGCGGCTGAACTGCTGGTTGACGTCGATGTCGTGCTTCGGCTTGACGTATGCCGGGCGGAAGCTCTTGGTCTCGAAGCCTTCGCGCGCCATGACACGGCCTTCGACGTGCGGAGCAACGAACGGCGCGAGGACGCGGTGATCGTCGATCTCGTCGAACTTGATGTCTTCGGTCGTGAACGTGATCTCACGCGGAAAGAACTGGAGGAAGAACAGCGGGTCCGGAACCTGACGGTTCAGAACGCCGATAAGAGTGGATGTATCGTAAACGGACATTTCGGCGGTTCCCTTTTCTGGCCCGTGTTCGGGGCGGTGAATACTGGGTTAATCCGAGACCCTGGAAACCGCAAGAGTTTCCAGGGTCCGGGTTGTTGATTACGTCAGGCGCTTGACGCGGAAGGGAGCGCCAGCCTGGCGAAGCGCGGCGTTGCGTTCCGCCCAGGTGTCAAGCGCGGCGGGCCAGACCAACAGGTCCGGGTTGAAACAGCCGCCCTCGTAGAACGGTGCTTCGCGGTCGCCTGCCGGATTGGTGGTGTCGATAGCGGCAGCCAGAACGCCAACCGGCTGGGCCGTGGCCGGAACAGCCGGGTCCCAGGGAACCAGCTTGTTATCGGCCGTGCTGAAAGCGAGGATCGTGCCAAACGCAAGAACCTGGCCGGTAAGAACCGTGCCTGCGCTGGTCTTGATCTCGTCCTCGGCCGTGAAAAGCTGAGTCGGGGTGTAGGTTTCTTCCGGGTCGTTGAACCCAGCCTGCCAGTCGGTGTTATCGTAACCCTGGGGCATTTCGTCGTCCTTCCTAAGTAGAAATGGTTTCCTGGATGATCCGGGTTACGCCTTGGCGCGTTCCGGGAGCTTGCGGCCGGTCGCAATGGCCTGGGCACCGAGGATACGGTCGACGGCCGACATCTCCTCGTTATCACCACCGGAAGCATTGCCCCCGATGTTCGGGTTGTCGCCATTGTTCATGGCGTTCTCGAAATTCGATCCACCCTTGGCGGCCGCCTTCGATTCTTCTTCGTCGCCCGAGGTTTCTTCCTCGTCCGACGAGGTTTCTTCCTCAGTCTCGGTCTCGGTTTCTTCCTCGGTCTCGGTTTCCTGCGCTGTCGCCATCGGAGCGGTCGCCAGAATCGCAACTGCCGCCTCGACCGAAAGCTCGGTCTCGTAGGCAAGGTGTTCAGCCTGAGCTTCGCGGCCCTTGGCCTCGTCGCTCGTCATGATTCCCTTGATGCGGGCCTGTTCAGCTTTACGCTCTGCGGCGCGGTCTTCGGAACTCATTTCCTGGTCTGCCATGATTTGCTCGTCCTCTGTTTCAGTTTCAGGGTTGCCTCCGCCCAGTTCCGCGAGATAGTCGGCCACCGCCTTAGCGGGGCTTTCCGCCGCGTCGATCAGGCCGAGCGAAATGGCTTCCGTGGGTCTCATTACTCTAGCTTCGGTGTCTCGCGCAACCCCTTCGTCGATACCACGGTAAAGAGCCACCGATGCCACGAACTCGTCATAGCGCTCGTCGACCATCGCTTGAAGGTAAGCGCGGTCCTTTTCACTGAGCGACTTGTAGGGCGAACCGCTCGTCTTGAACTCGCCCTTCTGGATGTATGTCATGTCGAAACCCCACTCCTCCAGGAGCTTCTGCATGGACATATGGAGGATGTAGACGCCGATGCTGCCGACGGTTCCCGAGGGAGCGCACACCAGGCGGTCACAGGGGCAAGCAAGCCAGAACGCCCCCGAAGCCGAGAGCGTATTGACCATCGCCATCGTCGGCGTTTCGAGGTCTGCGATCTCGCGCGCCAACTCGTCGCAGCCCGCCGCTTCACCACCAGGGCTATCGTGGTCGAACAGAATCAGGTTCACGTCCTGGTCGGCCTCTGCCAGGTTCATCATTCGGCGGATGTAATCGTATCCGGTGACGAACCCCCAGCAGTAAGAAAACCTGTTGATAAGAATCCCGTGGACCGGAATGATCGCCACTCCGTCGCGGTAGAGGAAGGGCTTGGAATTGCCCATCTCTGATTCGTCCATACCCCACGCGGCCGCGAGATCACGACTGGCGACATCGGACGCCTGCTGCGGGTCCTCTACGCGCTCGGCTTCTGCCAAGAGACCGACGAGCATGGCTTCGCTGTGCCGGTCGCTGATAAGCGTTTCTGTGGCCGCCATGCGACCCAGAACGCCAGCCATCAAGCCTTGGCGGGCAGACTTACTCGTCGGAAGCGCTGGTGCCGTCATCGTCAATATCCTCGTCGTCCTCGGCCTCGGTATCGGAATCGGTTTCCGGAGGATCGCCTCCGTTGTCGCCGCCCTGGCCGGTGTTGCTTCTATTGGTTCCCAAGTCAAACACAAGGCCCAACTTGTCGCGGAGACCGGCCTCCCGAGCCTGTTGCTCGAAGATTTCCCGGTAGTCTTCGCCCAGGCGCGAAATCTCGATCTCGTAGGTCGAGAAGCCTGCCTTGATTCGGAGCATGGCGGCCTGGGTTTCTTTGAGTTCGTCGATCTGTCCCCGGCCACTGCCGATGAAGGACGCCTTGGAGAAGGCATCGCGGAGGAGAGGATCGGCGTAGTAGTCGTCACGAGTGAACCCGGCAGGTAGAGGGA